AATCAAGATGTGTTGCACTTACACCGCCAAACTGCTGAAGTGATTGCAGTTGGAACAAAACAGCTACTAATTGGAATGCCGTGTTAATACTATTAGCAGGTCTTACATCAGTCTGTCTTGTGTTGAAACCATTGGCAAGAAGTTCATCAAACGGTACACTTAAGCAATTATGCATACCTGCGGCATAAGAATCCAAGTCATGAATATAAATTTCATTATTCAGATGGTTATTGCGTGATTTCCTTGACATGCAATACTTCAAGGCGTAATCTTTCATCACTAACCTATTAACCTCACCCATTCGTCCACCAAATGAATGCTCATCAAGATTTGCATTTTGGTTCTGTACGTCCTCTGCCATAAGTTTTTTTGTAATGTCACGATAGAGTTTATTATTACTCTCTCTGATGACCTTATGCTCATACCTATATATAATATACCTTTTGGCCACCGGTGGACACCACTGCATCAAACAATCTTCAACAGCATCCTGTATTTCCTCAACATCTACCGTAATATCATCCTTTTCATTAAAACGGTCACGCATACATTTTATAACCTTCTTATTTACAGGTACTTCGCAAGATTCGAACGCTTTCTGAATCGCATTTTCAATTTTTTCAAACTGAAATTCCTCCGTGGTTTTATCTCTTTTTAATACACGCATAATTTATATTAATTTTTAATCTTTATTCTGTAACTTTGGTATATAATATATATCATATCGTCTTTCAAAAAAGCCACCAATTTTTGTTAAAAAATGTCAACATTTTGCTTAACTATCTGATATACACAGAATAAAAAAAATATAAAAAATTTTATTAAAAATATTAATTTTTGACTATTTAATCACGCTTATTTTTGATAAGTTTGTTTGGTTTCCCTTGCTATTTCATTCAATCTACTTGATTGCTTTTCGTCAAAAGACATATCATCGTCATTTTCATCAACTTCACTCATGTCAAACCTACAAGTTCCGTTGTTAAAATAGACATTCATGAACTTATTCCTATCAAGTTTTCCACCTCTGAACTTACCAATGGCAATGTTAAGTTTACCATCCAACTTCATGGCATCACTGGCTGCAAAAGTGATAATGACATGAGCAATCTGTATTTTCTTTACTGAACCACCTGCATGCATAAGGCCAACAAGTTCTTGTCCTAACGAATCTTTTGTGCCTTGTACCGGAACCCATATAGCAATATCAAATTCATGTGCGATAGCCTCCAATTTTCTCATTGTAATGGCCTCTTTTGTCCATTCACTATCGCTTTTGTCGCCTTTTTCAGTCTTCAAACATTCAAAATAGTCAATAACAACTAAATCAGGTTTAAAGCCAAGTGCGATTTCATGTCTTATTTTGTTTTTAATCTGTGAAGCCGTTACCTCACCACTTATTAACCGTTCAAATTTAATATTCTCACGAAGCATGCGTTTTGTCTCGGCATTCTCATTTAATATCTCTATTACATACGGCCTAATATGAGGCAAATGCAAATCACCGGCATCGTAACCAGTTAAAAAACCATAATATTTTCTTTCTATATCGTTTTCTTCATCCTCAAAGAAATAATGCAGTACTTTGAAACCTTTATCATTATTGCTCTTACATTTGGTTATTGCAGCATTGGCAGCAAAACCGGTTGTAGCACTTGTTTTTCCGATACCGCTTGGTGCAATTATTACACCCAATTCGCCTTTTGCAAGACCACCATGCAGTGTCGCATCAAGTTTATCTGCTCCAGTAGGTATTCTTATCTTGGCATCCTCAGAAAGCGTTTTATCAATATTTTCGAACAACCTTTTTCCGCCTTCTTCTTTGGTGTTTGTTTCAAGGGCTTTTTTTATTATATCTTCAATTACATAATAATTGTCAAATTCACCTTTCTTAATAATATCCTGTGCCTTGTTTATTGCCTTGGTAAGATTCTGTTGCTTGAAGAAATTTTCAGATTCTTCCTCGACCAAATCCATACCAGTTAAGTCCATCTCCTTGATTTTCTCAAGATGGGCAATAAGTTGCTCAACTGAAATTGCGTCCGAAACTTTACTTCTGATTATAGTTTCCATCTCAAAATAAGTTGTAACGGTTTCATTAAAGTTATAACGGTCTTTCATGAAACCTACAATTCTTCTAAGATGTTCATTACTAAACATATTTTGGTCTACGATTTCCTGTATATTTGCAAAATACTTTTGGTCTTCAAAAAAACATTTTACAAGTTTTAACTGGAAATCAGCACCAAGATATCCTAATGTGCTTCTATCATTACGATTAGAACTCATCTATAAATTAAAAAATTATTCTGTTAAACAAAAAATGTATAAAAAGGCCGTCCTAATTTGAACGGCCGGAGGAAGGAGATTTGATTACCGTTTACAAACGGTTCTCGATATATTCAAACTGACCTGGCGTCAGGCCGAACGTATCCTTATATCTTTCGTCCCTCATAAGGTCAATCTGATAAGCCTTTGTCTTTTCAGCACAATACTGTCTTGCAGCATCGACCCAATCCTTATTATAGGTTGAGAGAACATAGTTTTTGTCACCATACTTCATACGCTTGATATATTTGTTACTATCTTCAAACTTGTAACTCATAACCTCACAAATCTGCTTGATAATATGGTAAACAAGGTCAATTTTACCAATTGTCATATGACGAATAATAGCGCAACTGAAATGAAGAGAAGATGGTTCCTTGTCTTTATACAAGACATCAGAATTAGTCAAATCAACACCGTTGCGCACATATTTAGGATATACAGTACCATCCCATATACGCTCATACACAGGTTGTTCATCAATCAGCATTTGGAATTTAAACGTAACATCCCAAGGCTTCAAATCCTCTGTATCGGCATAGGAATCCTCAGTATCTTCAGCATAATTAAAGTAGTCTTTTTCAATAATTTCACCGTTAGATAATTCTGCACTATCCTTATAATCCGGTGAAGTCAAATATACAATATCAGAATAATCAAGGTCATCATAATTGTTTACAAAGCCTTTCATCTTTATAGGCTCATCCCTCGTATACCACATAAAGATACGACTCTTTGAAATCAAATCCTCTTTAATCATTGTAACAACATTATCCATTGTCTCCTTGAATTGCAAAGACCTAATAGAGTCGTTGTTATAACCATTAATCTTAAAATAACGTTGGCAAATAATATTATCATTTACCCAAAGTAGAAATTGAAACCTTTCCTTATAGGCTTCGTTATCCACAACTTTTGCTTCTTTTTTAGTGTTGTCTTCTAACATTTCTTTTTTAAATTTACGCTGTTAAACAAATCTATATTAAACTATCACTTGCAAATATACTGCTTTTATTTTACATTACAAAATAAATTTACGAATTTTTCTTCTCTTTGTCAATCAAATATGCATATTCTATAAAAAAATTACTAAATCTGGTAGGGTCTTTCAAATCATCCACGCCTGCATCACACAAAATTTTGTATAAATTGTCATAACTTCTTCCTTCAGGGTCAATGGGGGCATACATCATACTATCCATTATTTCTTTTGCTTCATCAGTCATCAACGGATTCTTCAAATCAATGATTTTTTTGTTAATCTCATAAATTCTGTCACCTTGAGCACCCTCTGTAATACCTTCTACGATGTTTTTTGCCCATTGAAGTGGTTTTTGCTTTAATTTTGCACGTTCCTCATTGATTTTCCTTGCACCATCAATAATTTCTTCAAGTTCTACTTTCCTTTCTTTTAATTGTGGGAAATTTTTGAATAAGGTTATTTCACCAACACCCTTTATACCCTTAATACTATCAGATGCATCACCACATATCATCTTTTTAAGTAACACATTTTCATAATAATAACCCATTTCCTCTGTATGGTTTTTCTTATTAATGAACTTCTTGGTACTTTGAACATATATAATGACATCATCGCCAATCAATTGTGTCAAATCCCTATCGTTTGACATTATTACAATACGTTCGTTGGGTTTTTTATTCTTAACATAATATCCAATAAGGTCATCGGCTTCAACTTTGTCACAAACTACTTGTCTTACAAACAATTCTTCAAGACAAGACATTATTATTTCACGTTGTTCATAGAATATTTCCTTATCTTTCTTCTGTTGGTCAGTTTTTTCCTTCTTTTTCTTATTGAAAATGTAGTTCTGCATACGTTTAATGTTTGCATTGAACTCTTTCATATAGTCGGAAAGCCCATCATCAACAATAAAATTCTTGTCACGGTTGCTTTTATACTGCTCATTAACTAGATATCTATAATATCCTGAGTTATCTCCATCCCAAAATACATATACATATCTGAAATTGGCTTTCATCATCAGAATTTTTATCTGTAAAAGGAACTGCTGTATTCCACCGACCTGTTTCCCATTGCTTGAAACGGTTTTATCACCAAGTGAGGACAGTTCCAGTATATTGGAACCGTCCACAAGTAGTGTATTAAACGTCTTAACACCCAAATTAGGATTATTCTCCTTCACTTTCTTCGGAATTGGTTGACTCATCACTTGAAAAAGTATTCAAATAACATAAAATCTGCCCTTTACTCGAAACATAGATACTTCTATTATAGTCTATGTCATGCAATTTCGCAGTTTTGATATAATCGGCCTTGTTTTCAAACATTACCATCTCCGGCAGTTTTGGGTCACTAAGACAACTATCATCAGGCTCACCTACCAATGTGGTAAACACCTCACTCGGAATTGCAGTGTATTTGCTTTCATTAAATTCAAACTCAGCCTCTTTTTTTAAAGTCAATTTCATCTTTTCATCAAATTTAAGTTAATTATTCATTTGCAAATATACTATTTTTCTTCAACACCGCATAATTTCCGGTTTAAAATTTTTAATATAATCTATTAATTTATTCAAATCAGTAAAATAAATGTCATCCGGTTGTAAATATTTAACAAATATTTTATTCAAATAATAAATTAAATGAATGTTATTTTCTTTACACAATTTTTTCTTAATAGAATCACGATATTGGACACCGATTAAATGTTCCTCAGCGTAATCATCACCTTTTGAACGATAATAATTACTAATATAATGTTGTTCACCCTGGCATTCAATTGCGATTTTAAACTTATCGATATAAAAATCAAGAGGAAGAGGATAGCCAGTTTTATCATTAATAAGCCATTCAAAACGTTTTTCCCTAATTGGTATAATATTGTTATCTGTCAAAGCAATATTAACTTCCCTCTCAAGATGACTCTCACGGCAATATGGGCATCCTTGGCCTTGAAGGTGGCACATTGGAATTTGATAAAATGGACCATGGTCAGGACAAATTATCTTAATTTTTGTATGATTATTGACATATTCTTCTATTTCATCGTAGATATACTTACTGTTATGTATTTTGTTTGCCCGATATTTAAATAATTCCAAATCCATATAAGTATGACTACACTTTTTACAGCCGAAACCTTTTAAATGATGTTTAACTGTCTGGTAAAAAATACCATGTTCTCTTCCAAGTTCATCTTTTTCATGACAAATAATCGGCACCTTTGAATGTATACCATTATATTCTTTTACCTCATCGTAATCATACTTACCGTTATGTACAATATTAGCAACTTCTTTAAACTCTAATAAATTCATTTTATATCTGCCGGAACATTTAGGACATGAATATCCTGCAAGATAATTATTGGGGGTTATTTTGTATTCTCCATGTTCTCTACCATACTTATCTTTTTCATGACAAATCAATGTTACATATGTACGTTCATTAATATAATCAACTTTTGAAAAATCGTCATTCCTATCATTTCTTTTTTCTTTTGCTTCTTTTATAAATTCTTCAGTTGTTTTTGATGTCTTTTTTATTCTGCTTTCTTTTCCACATTCAGGACAACCATTGCCATTCAGATGGCTTTTAACCATTTGCGTAAATGGTCCGTGTTTATGACAAAACATATCTATCTTACTATAAAGATTTTTAAATTTTGACATATCATAATCATATGCCCCATTATGGATTTTTTTCATTTGATTATAAACTTCAATTTTTCTTTTTTCAATTTTTTCTTCTTTCTTACATTTAGCACATTTATATTCCGGTTTAAGAATTTCTTTTGGTATGACACTAAACTCGCCATGACCGCATTTTGGGCAAATAACTTTAATTGAAGTATGGTTATTTATATAAATTGTATTACTAAAATCCAACTCAGGGTGTATTTTCTGCACTTTATTAATAAATTCATTGCTTTTCAATGCAACCTTATCGGATGCTTGTACTTTTAAGTACGTGTCATTAATAAACGACATTTCATTCTGTTCTACAATGTCATAAGGAATACCCTTTCTATCTGTCTGATTTGTGTCAAATTTGACATACCAAACTTTGTTTTTCTTAAAAACATCATAAAAAATATAATTACGCTCTTTACATAATTTCAGACATCTATCATAATGAAATTTATATTGCTCATTTTTTAATTTTAAAAGACGTTCTCTTTTTCTGCATGATGGACAATATCCCCTATATTTCAAACTTGATAGTTTTGTTTTCCATTCATAGCCACACTTTAAACATTTAGTATTTACCCATTGATTGAGATTTTTAAATGTTTTTTCCTTTATTTCGAACACATTATTGTGTATATCCTCAATATTTTTAATTTGTATGTCCTTTGCATCCATTTTGCTAACATTATTAAATGCTTATTTGCATATAAATAGTTTGAAAAATTTATTTTTAATAAAAAATCCTGTATAAAACAGGATTTTTAAAAGAATTATTCGTTTACCTCTTCAACCTCAGTAAACTCAACCTCCTTAATTTCATTGATATCAACTTTATTGGTTTCTGCAAGTTTTCTTTTTATTTCATCGGCATACATCTTTTTATATTCATCAAGTTTATCTGGGTCCCACAAACCATGTACGGTTGAGCAAATTTCACCTGTATATGTAATATCCGAAACATGATTTTTTTCAATTTGTATTTTTGTTTTAATACCATACTTATAGTCCTTACCACCTGAAGTGGCGGTTAATGCTTTAACACTTGCTGATTCAACACCACCGAGATAAATAGAAACTCTAACAGACCAATCAAGACTTTCACCTCCCTTGCTCATTGCTCTTGGAAGTCCCATACTAGTATTTTGTGTCCAAGTCTTCTGTATGAAGAATAATGTGTTGAGGTATGGCGATTTAACATTACGTGAAGAAGGTATTAAATCATTAACAATCGTGTTAAATGATACTGATAAGGCACCAGCAAACCACATGGCGTTACTTGATTTATTGACAGCAGACCTATAACAGTCGCCAACCCCAATACTATCGATGATGAAAATCATGTCGATTGGTAGTTCACCTTCTTTTTGCTTACGTAGTAAATCTCTAATACACATTGCAACATCTTCTATCACATAAGTGTCACGATTACTTTTTGACAGCCATTTTCCATGCTCATGGTCATATTTACCATATAATTCATACAGTTTTGCTGTGTCATAATAAAGAATATCCTCACCAGGACCATAAGACACTTCACCAGTTTCTTCATCAACAATTTCTTCGACATCAATACCCATTTCTTTTGCGTGAGACCATGCGAAGTTATTTTCGAGTTCAAAAACAACCGGTAATATGCCTTGCCTAATAGCAGCCTTAATTACTTCAAGTTTAATTGTACTTTTACCGGTATTACTTTTACCACGTACCCTCAAACAATAACCAAGAGGTAAATTCATTTTAGTCGCCTTAACAAATGAATCTGGCATTATTAGCCATTGTGGTTCTTTTTCAACTGCCTTCTCAAGACCGTTATTTGTTTTAAACGTTCTCAGTAACTCTCTTCTATCCTTTGTTGTTGCAGCCTTAATACCTGCTCCTTTTTTAATTGGTTGTGCCATAATTTTTTAACTTTAAATTAGTTTATATTTACATTTTTTCTTTTTTCTGTTTCTCTAACAATGTGTGATAGCATTTTCTGCAAAGTGAAATGTATTTGTCATCACCACCGATTTCAATCTGTTCACCATCACTAACTATATTACCGAATGAATCAATCCTTGCATTAACGATGGCTTTTCTGCCACAACCACAAGATGATTTTAGTTCTTCAATGTCATCAGCAATTTCCATTAATCTCTTAGAACCCTCGAACAAATTCGTCTTGAAATCAGTTCTCAAACCGTAACACATGACATTAACGTCCAAATTATCAACAACCTCTGCAAGTTGGTCGACTTGTTCTTTCGTTAAGAACTGACACTCATCCACAAGTATCCACCTTGGTTTGTCATAGCCTTGAAGTTGTACATTTACAATATAGTTGTCAATAAACTTATATAAATTATGTGTTGCATCAAATGAAATACACTCTCTCGATAAACCGATTCTCGATTTGATTATATCTTCACCGTCTCTGTCATCAATTGATGGTTTTATACACAAAAATGAAGTACCACGTTCTTCAAATGAATGTGCTTTCATCAATAGCAAAGCAGTTTTACCACTTGACATCGACCCAAAATAATAATAAAATTTACTCATTAATAAGTAAAACCATAATTCCTTTATTTTAATTATAATAACCAGTCTAACCAATTATTAGACCGGTTATTACTCTATTTAGAATGGTAAATCATCACCTTCTGCTTCATCTTCCAACTGTGGAGAAGTATTTATATCTTCTGTTTTCTCTTCAGCCTTAGCGGACTGTGTGTTTGTACCACCGTTTTCAAGTATCTTACGTGCTTCAGCCGCTGCAATTTCTTCCTCACTTACTGTTGCCTTATCAACCCACTTTTCTTCGTTCTTATTGAAGAACGGTACTTTACCATTAGCCACAAGGTCAATATACTCAAAAGGCTTCATTGAATATAAGTCTGCCCAAGTTTTCTCGTCATTTACCCAAGACAATGCCTTATTTACATCCTTTGAAAGCGGTGTTTCCTTTCCTGCATCACTAATTGTAAGTGTTGTCTTCTCCGTACTCTTAACATACTGAAGCGTAATAATAAAATCTTTACCATTATTCAAGTCAAATACATTATAAGGAATAATGGTACGTTCATCATCAGAAAGTGTGTTGTATTCCTCTTCGTCTATTTTAATATACTCATCACCTGAAATCTTATAATAAGCATCACCGCTATCAATAGATTCCTGTGCTCTGTTGTCAAAAATAGACATTAATTGGTCATAGATTCCAGTTCCGTCATTATGAGCATTAAAACGCCAGAATTTAACACCCTCATCCTCATGGCCTCTTTCAATTACACGAACAATGAATGTTTCCTTTGACTTGTACTGCATTCCCTGCTTAAACAATGCCTTTCTTTCATCCTTATGCGCTTCGTCATTAGGAATTGCATTACTCTGTTTGAGAAGTTCAGCAGACTTCTGACATAATGGGCATCCACGTCCATCATGATTAGGTAATTTCTCTTCGTTAAGACAAATGAACGACTTGTATCCACTCTTGGAAACTTCCTTGGATACTTTCATTGAATGTGTGTGAAGAATTAGGAATGTGTTTGGGTCATCAGCACTTACAGGTAGAATTCTAACTGTAACTTTCTTTTGTGTTTCACCCTCTTTAAGACGTAAGTTAAGATAATTCTTTTCATCAAACTCAAACTTTTTCTTAACTTGCTGTTTTTCTTTGCTTTCTTGAATTGCTCTGCGCTGTCTCAAAATTTGCTCTGCGCTTGTGTTTACATTTAACTTAATTTGTTCTGACATTTTGTTAAAATTATTTATAGTTTATATTATATTATCATTACATTGCAAATATACTGCAATTTTTTCAATTTACAAAATTTTACATATATAAAAAATACAGTAACTGGTTATTTTTCCCAATTACTGTATATAAATATCTTCTATTACTTATTTTTTTACGTTAAAAATCCAAAAAATCTTTCAATTTTGATGGGTATTCAAGTGATTTTGCAAGAGAACGGTCATCACCACCGGTAACATCACCTTTCTTAATTACATATTCTGTTTCTTCCTTATCTGGGTCAACATCATTGTTGTAAATTACATTATAATTTGAATTTTCTGTCTTTTTGTCCCAGAAGTCTTTCGGTGTTTCAGAATATGGGGCTGATGCTTGTGAACGAATGTTAATTTTTTCTTCCTCTGATGGGTTACGTTTTTCAAATTCAGCTCTCAAATCATCAATCTTCTTGTTATTTTGGTCAACTGCGGCAATAAATTTAGTGGTTACAGCCAATAAATCTTGCAATTTATCATTAACACCGTCAATCTTAACTTCTGTTGTTTCCTGTGCATTGGTAAGTTCATCGACATCAATTACTTCATCACCGTCTTGCATTGAGTCAACATTATTATCACCACCTTCAGCATCCGGTTCAAAATCAACATTCATTTCTTCACCGTCTTCGGACGCATTGTCTTGCGGCATTCCACCACCGTCTTGTGGAGACTCATTACCATCACTCATAGGTGGCTGCTGAACGTCAGAACCACCATTCATATCACCTTGTGGCATATCATTGCCACCACCTTGCTGCATTGGAGGCTGATTTCCATCCTGACCACCCATAGGATTCTGCTGCTGGTCATCGTCATCGCCGTCCTCATCAAGCATCGGCTTGGTTATGAACGTATATTCACTAATCTGTTGGAAACGTTTTTGCGCTTCCTCAAGATGATATTTTTTAAGTAACTCTTTATCAACAGACATGATTAATCGTTAAGCATCATTTTATTATCTTCTGTAATGAGAATTGTGCTGTCCTCTGTACGTTCAATAAGACCCTTATCCTTTTTCTCAAACTTTACCTTTCTCTTTGGAAGTTTGGCATCGTCACCTATGATTGATTTTAACTGTTCTACATTATTCATTTCAGTCTCTTCATTAACTTCTTTATTTTCACTATCGTTAGATACAACTGCATTATTAGCAGACAAATATCTGCTTGCAGGACGTACTACTTTTCTAAGTTGGTTTTTTAATATAAATCTCTGTGGCATTGTATTATACCTTATTTATAATAATAAATAGTTACTTTTCCCTAAAATAACAATATAAAGGCAATATATAGTGTGTATTGCTACCAATTATACGCTTAATATCTGAATTTAAAAATGATATACCGTTTATAAATACATTGTTGGTGTTTGACTTAATTTTAGCAATTATTTTAGATTTATTAATACCACAATATTCACATAATGTCAAAGACAAACCAAATATTGTCCTTAACTTTATATCATATATAAACAGAAAATTACTTTCCCTTGTGAGAAAACATATCTTCTCCGTTGATGAATACATATACCTTATGAAATTGGCAATCCTACTTCTTTTATATCTAATAAAATTGACATATTCATATTTAACTGATTTCAAAGCATCAAGTATTACATCCTCTTGGAATTTCTCTATATCATTGAGATAGTCGTTTCTTCTTTCTGTCTTTGAGAACGTCCACCAACAATTCTGTTCCTTATAATGCTTTTGAAGTATCGAGAAATTTTCAATACACTTCTTGGCAGTTGATAATCCTATATACAAAGTGGGTAAATTCATGTCAATTCCTTCACACGAACTTACCACATTATATATTTCACTAAAATCACTTTTTCTGCCTTTTGTTACAATATTTGCTAACTTTTGCATGATATAGTATTTCACTTACAAGGCAAATATACTACTTTTTTATGAAATTTGACCACTTTCAATATATTTTTTTACTAAATTACCGTATTCAATCCTTTTTTTAAAATTTGGTGTTTCAGCTCTTTCGAAATTTTTCTCGAATGCTATAACAGCATCCGATACAGTATTTGTTTCCTTAATTGCCAGAATTGTTGATTTTTCAGTGTTTTTTAATTCATAAATTAGATAATCCACTTGTCTGCTTAAAGGTGCTTCAATAATAGGCATACCAAGCCACACTTCGGCGGCGACTCTCCTATCATCGGTCCATTGTGCTAATCCCTTACCACCTTTAATTGGTTTTCCTACATATTCTTCTGCCGTAGGATAAAAACTACTTTCCTGAACAAAATTACCAGCAATACCACAGAATTGTATGTCTGTTATACCAAATTCACTTTTAAGACGATTTCGCACATATGATATATTATGTAAACTTGCACCATTCAAATTGGAGGCCGTTGAATTTTTATCCACATCTGTTACAGGTGAGCCAAACAATGCATTAAGTTCTTCATCTGTATATCCGCTACTATAATTGCCAAATTCCCTCTTAAATGTGGCCGCACCAAGAGCATGATAAAATTTCTTTGCAATTTCAAAAAACGCTTTAGGTACATTAGCATTAAACCATGCTTTGTCATGTTCGTTATTTATTCTGGTGTATTTTATTGTTTCCCCTTTAATAAGTTTATCATTTCTGTGAAGTTGACATAAAAATTTCGTATGGTTTCCGTGGCCTTCAATATTATGTTTATCTGAAAAATGAATCATTGCAAAATTATTTTTATTCTTCATAAATTCACCAGTTGAATAAAACTCACCTAATATTTCGTGTATTTCATCTCTATGCAAAGAACAAAGAATATCAATAACTTTATATAATTCAGGTTGTGAACTTCCGTCTTTTACATATTCTTTAACTTTCCCTGTCTCATCAAAATGTGTTACGCATAAATCCAACGCATTACCTGTTGTATGACAACTCTTACTTCCAACGCCAGCTTTGCTGCTTTTGTCTCGTTTTGATGAAATTATATGTACATTCCACTTCATTGTTGGCTTGTTTTCTGGTAATGATGCTATTTCCTCATATAAGCAATTATATATATTCTGTAATTTTTTACTTACAGTTTCTTTCGTTTGTTTAATACCTTCCTCACCAAAATCTCTCCTATTAACCTTTTCAGAAAAATGGTCTTTAGGATTAATTGCTCTATTATAAGAACTCTGAATAGAAATATTGTCTCCGCCACCAATATTTCCAATACCATCATCATTTTTCTCATATGGGTCATATGTAGAAGCATTCGGATTAAATACGAACCATGAAGAACTATACGGAACCGGATTTCTTGACAATTTCATACCCTTGAATCTTGTTGTCATAGTTCCGGCTGAAATTGTGTGTGTGACATTGAAAATCATATATACACCACTCCACATAGGTATATTCATCAATTGGAAATACATCAACGGTTGAATTTGAGCATCACCCATCATTTCTATTTCACAAATGTATGAATAGTTACTGTAAACTGGATATAAATCTTGTCCCATAAATGCAACCTTATGCGGATTTGCACTTCCAATTTGACTTATACGTGACAACGCATTAATTGATGCGGATGTTACAAGTGGTGTTGACATATCCAAATTTATATTCTTGAATATATGGTTATTCTGTCGACTAAATGCCACACCGAATGATGGAACATAATAACCATATCTTGATACTAACTCAGAATTTTCAGTTACCGGCGTATTAGTAAAAGCTGTTGGCATTTTCTCGTCGAAGTCATTTGTTACTGGATTCCACACTCTGAAATAATCCTCTCTATAGCCATTGTCAGATGTTGGATTTTCTGACATTCTAGGTGAATAAATAATTACAAATCTATTTTCAGTTTCAACATCATTCATTTCTGAATATGGAATTGGCCTGAACATATTCTGCATTGAATTGATTGCTTTTTCAACCTTAGCATTACCCATATCCACATAATCCGGTAAAGCAAGGAACAGACAATTATGGTCTTTTGTTATATCTCCGATAAATTGGAATAATGTACCATCCTCATCACGACCATCATATGACTTTTTAAGAGACTCACAATTTATCAACAATTTCTTGTATATATTCAAATAGAATGCATCAATGAATATAAAACTATTATAGAAGTTTTCCACATTATAATAGTCTTGATAACTTATAATTCTTCCATCTGATAATTTTTTATTTGTAGTTGATACTAACCACCTATCCCATAATATTTTAAGATACATATACATTGAGAGTTCAATGTCCCTCTTAAGCGTTACATCAGTTTCACCATATTCATCGTTTGTGTCGCTTTTTTCATTATTTGCAATATCTTCAATTTTTGAACGGAATCCTGACAAATACGCATTAAATACATCATTACCTATAGTAATTTCATTATCCTTACTGTCTTCATCATAAGTGTAATAGTATCCACTTGAATCACATACAATTACTCTTTTAGTATATAAATTCTTTAAAATACTTTGTACATCATTATTACTTTCATTTAAAAGAAGCATCAAACCTCTTCCATCGCCATTTCTATATTCTTTCTTAACCCAAATATATCTGTAATTATCGAAGAAATTATTAAAATATTCAACCCTTAAACGATAAAGTGTCCATGCACTTTTTTTAATCGATTTCTTAAAGTCTGTGAGGTTTACATTTCTTTTATCGTCTAATATAGTATTTATGTCACGCTTAAATCGGGCAACGTCTTCTTTAAATGTAGAACATATATAATCACCCACGCCATCAGTTTTTTCGTCCATACCAACTGTTTTTAATTCAAGTTTTGACATAATGTGACTCCATTCATTGTCAACGAATCTCAAGAAAAGACTAATAAGTTTATTCGTTATATGATAGTCTGGTTTCCAATTCTTTCCACCACCAAATAAAGAAGAAACAGTAATATTATATTTCTTTTTGTCGTTATTCATAAGCGCACACATTCTATACTGTCCATCATTCAGTTTAACGAACAATGTATTATCATCGCCTACTTTTATATAACCATCTGAATCACTTTGTATAGGGTCAATTGTTTTTTCTTTTATAAAGTTGTCTCTCCAAAGTAATCCACCTAATAATAATACATAACCATAAGGTAAAGAATATATACCTCCACTTTTCTTAGTATTTTTCAGAAATTGTGGTATCTTGCTCAAATCATAGTTAAGTGTATGCAAAAAAAGTATTGCCTTTGCACGTTTCTGACGAAGTTTCCTATCACTATCAGTTGTTTCAAACTTATAAGACTCTAACTTATCATTCTGTAAATAATAGAATGGGTCTCCGAAAAGGTCTTGTTCACCATATCCGTTAGATTTTGGGAAAACAACCCTAATATTTCTTACTGTAAGATTTGATAAAGAATATTCATTATTATTTTCATCAACCCATCTTCCGTTTCCATCATTTACTGAATATGTTATTGTCTTACCATCAATATTAAACAATTTTTCATTATCTACGGATGACGGTGCTTTGTCATCATTTATTTTATCCTTCATAAGAGGATACAATTCTTCTTCTTTTATATCAAAATCAGCAAATGGTTTTGACAACATGTTATTATTTCCATTAAAGAATGCACCATAATCAGAATCTTCTACATGCCATAATTTTTCAAGAACATCAGAAAAATCATCAGTAAATTCGTCACCATATATAGTAAACGTACCACTTTTTATTTCATCATATTTTTTCTTAATAGAATTTGAAACTTCAGGATTTACAATGACATTAAACATATCATCATTAATATATTTATCAACCTTATACAAGTCCTCTCTACCTTCATCAATTTCACCTATACTCGTAAATAACGCCTTACAACTTGATTTATGTAAAAAATCATTCGTAGAAGATGTTTCTTTATCTCTTTTGAATAAAAAATATGGGTTTGTATTATCGTACTTATATTCAAATATATCACTATATTCTTTATAAGATACTAACCTATCAGGTACAAGTCCTACTTTATTATGTGTATAATAATGTATATATTTTAAATTTGAACCTTCATCTTTAAATAAAGGATGCCTATCCCTATTATTATAGTTTTGAGCAATTTTGTAAACTGTTTCAAATGAATGTCTTGATTTATCAGTTTCTTGATATGTCTTACTACAGAACGAATCAAATTCATTTGAACACTTAGATACACCATTAAGTATATTTTCCAAAGAATTACCAGACGCCGCATTAATGTATGTGTTCTTCAATTCACTTCTTGATTGCAAGCATGTAAAGAAATTATATGCGTCCATCTTACCGAATGAACTTGCCAATTCAGTAGACGCTTTTTCCTTTAACAGTATTCCGAAAATCTGTGCAACTCTAAAAGAAAGATATCCAGCCAATGAAGATATATTGTTTTCAATACCTCTGCCAAAAACTGTTGATATGTTGTTAACATCATTGGGCATAACCGGTAACCCAGCAACCATTGTAAATGACTTCGGTTCTAAAGGTTTTTCCGGTGCCATCTTCCTTATAGCCTTATATAGTTCAATAATTACCTTTTCTTCCTCGAAATTATGACTGAAATCACCAACCCACGCCAAATATTCTATTGATTTGTCTTCATCACCACCCTGGTCTGTTTTCTTACCATTATTAAAAAGACCGGGCCATGCACCAATCTGACCATTGGTTTTATTAAGATTAACGAAATCAGTACTTTCCAACGGAACATTAAGATAACCAGGTGAACGGTCTGATTTGGTAATGTTATTATAACATTCCCACATTATTTTTATAAATGTTTCAAGATGACACATTATTATCTTGAAAATGTCACCAATATACGGGATAAATCCTAATAGATAAGTAGCCTTTGTCTGTACTTCTTCAGCAATTTGTTTATTTATTTCCTTGTCTTCTTTATTAAGATTTTCAATTCTTTCATTTATTTTATCAAGAAATTTATTAAGATTAACAAGATAACAATAATCAGCAAAATAACTTTTAATATCACCGTCTTCAGGATGAGAATCTTCGAATAAACATCGTGCCACTTCATCGCTTGGTTTATTGTTATTGTTAAGTTCTATTGTCTTAATGCCCTCAGAACTCTGTTCTGTGCAATTAAATGTAACGTCAGTTATTTTGTTATCCGTTTTTGTAACCGTACATAGTTTTCCAAAAATAATTCTTCTGTTGGCTTCAAATATATCATGTCTTGAATTAGGCAACAATGAATTGCTAAATTCCTTACCATTATTAGATGAATTATATGTGTCAAAAGCATTAATAAACGCCTGACTTGTAAGTATTAACTTATCTGTTACTTCATTTTCCTGTGAAGGGGAAAATATTAATAATTGTTCATCATTTTCTTCTTCACCTCTTATTATTCGTAAAGAACTACTTGTCTTATTTAACCCCTTTAAAGCCTCCACATATGCTTTATATGTTGTTGCTAATGTTGTAAGTTGCGACTTTTCATTCGAAATATTATTTTTTATTTCAGTTTGTTCATCTGTCATGAGTTTTTCTTCAATATTTTCATCATTAAGAAGTGACCTTATATCATCAATCAATTTAAAAAGTTTCATTGGTTTATCACCACTACTTAATGCCCATGCAGGTGTATTCAAATGTTCTTCCCAATATTTCTCACCGACATACTTACAATAAGGTGCTGCTACCAGATATCTCAAAGGAATATCTGTTAAAAGAGAATATGAATAGCCAATAAACGTAGCAACCGCTTCAAAATTACCGGTTTGAGAATTGAATGAGGCTTTAAAATTAGAACATGTTAATTGATAGGTAACACCATGTCCATAAAAACCTTTAATCTGTAATTTGAACTTAGGATAAGGAATAGTGAAAAAAGCACCAAATACGCTTGAAGATGATAATTCTTCACCACTTTCATGAACTGCTTCCTCGCGTCCGAAAAGTGATGAACCCCTTACATCAATAAATTTTATTACAACAGTAGGTGTGTAGTAACTCTCAAATGAAACTTGTATACTTTCAATGCCAAGACCTTCAACAATGTTCTTCTTAACAATGTCATCATAGTCTATATCAGTATAATAAGTTGTAAGAAAATTACCTTCTCCACCAAATATCTTAGCATCTTCACCTTGAAGAAATGAAACCCACTTATTTGATGATTCTTCACCGGGAGTACCTGACCAAGATGCGGTCAGTGCCATTGTTTTATCTTCGCCACTCTGTCTGTAGCGTGTAACAATTTCAGCAATCAAATTAACTGAAATACAATAATCTGAATAATCAGGCGTTAAAGGTACACCATCTACATTACCATATATGTCATTTGGTTCTACATAGAAAATCCTATCTTTCTGATGTACGATGTTTTTTTCACTATTTGCCATTACTAACTAGCTATAAATTCTCTATTTAAATATAACTAGTTAGAATACGCTTTTTCAATAAAGATAAGTAATCTTTATTATCTTTCTTAACGACCATTTGTTATTTTCTTCTTTATATAGAACAATTTCATCCAAATTTCCGTATTCATCAAAATTATTCTTAATTCGGTAATGATACTTCAACACACCGTCTATATAAAGTGTTTCATTCAATAAATTATTTGACTTCATTCCAAACCATTCAGAGGAATATTCAAATGCCTTATCACCAAATAATGCACGGTTGTACCCCAAAAGTAAAAATACAGACGGATTAATATTCAAATCATTGATATCTTCTGAATAGGTCAATTCAAACTTGTCCAAATACATATTACCGTCAACCCATTCTATCGGTATATTATATATTTCATCTTCCGGTTCGTATATATGTCCGTTTTTAGTATACCACTGATAGTACATTAAAGACGGTTTTCCATATGAATTATATTCATAATCATACTGTATATAACCATAAGTGTTACCTTGTATAAACTTCTCCCTAATGGTCTTAACCTTGGAGTCACCATTCAATATATATTCATAAGCATAATCACAATCTGCACCATATTTGGGTACTGGTTTGTATATTTTTCCATTTTTGTATGTAAACGTTACATGATATGAAACTGTATTTTTACTTACTCTTATGTCACTTGTCGATGATGTAATTAAATTATCCAATTTCACTAACTTATTATTCTGATAAACATAAGAAATAACGGATTTTTCATATAATTCGTCATCAATGTTATAATTATCAATTTCCAACTTTGAAACCATCTTCTCACCGTTGGCATTCCTACGTTGTGCTGAAACTGTAAGACTTGTAAGACAAACTAAAAGTAAAATAATCTTTTTCATAAAAAAATAGTAACTTTGTTTATTAAGACAAAATTACTACTTATTTTTCAATTTACCAAATTTTTATAGTTAATTAAAGTTAAATCACTCATTTTCATTGTTATACTCATCAATTGACTGCTCATATCGAGAAATTGCAGTAGAAAGTGGATAGGGTATTCTCACAACAGTGCCGTCTTGTATAAGATATTCCATGCTTGGAATGGATGGATTTGCTTGTAAAATCAGCCACCCATAATCAGGGTCTCCATAATATTTGTATGAAAGCATATCCATTCTCATTCTATCCTTATTATAGACAATATGCAAATCAGTATTCTCATTTGCAATCCTAATACGAGGTACTACTTTAATTTCACCGTCAACTCTAAACTTTGAATATCTATCGTAATAAGCCATATTCCATCACATATTATTTTATTTTGCCATTTGTGTAGTATAAGCGAAACTTTCCTTTGAATTAACACTGTGGTCTAATGCACCCATAGTCTTGTCATCACCATTATATTCAATTCTATCAGCCCTATTATCGAATAATCTCGAATTCGCATAATAGTTGAATGTCATGGCATTTTGCAATCTTCTAATTGGTCCACCTAAGTCACCACCGCCAATGAATTTGAAACTTATGTTAATCTGTGCCAACATAGGTTGTACACCAGCACCTTCAGGATTTAAATCCCACTGCAAACCACCAGACACATTATAATCAATGTTAATTGAATCAATTACAATTGTCTGATAATAGAAATCGCCAATTCTTAAAACACAGAAAGGTGGTCTACCAAATGCAAGGTTGCTTGCAGTCTTTCCGTTTATATCGGAAGAAGTAACAGTATTTCCTTGTCTTGTACATTGGTTAAGGAATGTAAGACGTTCAGTAAATCCTTCCGGTGTCATTGAATGGAAAGCGGGGTCAAAGAATTTCAACTTATCTGTGAGTTTTTCAAAAACAATCGGATTGGTTTCTTCTAACTGTTTGTAGAAATAATATTCTTGGTCATATCTTAACTTATTAGTTTCATTATCGCCATTATCCGTCGTATACATGAACATCATTCTACCGCGATAATCACGATAATTCTGTTCCTCATGGAATTGAATGTTAGTATTACCACGTTGTTCTGAAATTTCCTCAGTTATGTTTAATTTCCTCAGTTCGCCATCAGCAGTTTCATACCATTGTTCTCCTGTCTCTTCATTTTTATAAAGTTGTTTTCCATCTTTTGTTCCGGTAGG